GCCAACACATCAGATGTAGCATCAAAAAGAATACTAACTTTCATGCCTGTACACTGCCACCATATCTTTTCTATAGTCGCATCTGTACAAGCACGTCCACTTGCATCACTAGCTAAAGCACTTACATCAACTTTTGTAACGGCACTTTCACCTGTGCCGTCACTTATGTTTGTAAATTTTAAAACAGCCGTCTTTAAGCCATCTTGTATGGTTTGACTTGCAACTGTATCAGCCATGTTACCCTCCTAGTATACAGAGTATTCTATTTCGAGAGTACCCCTAAAAGCTGTTAAAGCTGTATCACAAGTAGAACCTGCACCTAAATATAAGTTTTTACTTGCAATTGCTGCACTAATATTTGGTTCAAACACATGAAATGTTCCAGCAGTAGCATCTAAATCAATGTCTACTTCTGTTACTGAATCTGTTGCTGAAATTCTTGGATTAAATGAAGCAACTCCAGCACCCACAATTTCTGTACCAGAAGATATAGCAGCGTTAGTAGCTGTACCTGATGTAGCACTTAATTGTAAGTTAGCCAATGAATTAGCATCACTTGCTGCAGCAGTTGTAATTCCAAGAACTACTTTGTGAATAAAAAATTTACTTGCTGTCACAAGTGCGTCTGGATGATCTGTGTTAAGTTCACCTAATTCTACAAGAACGTCATTGTCTGCATAAGTTGTATCAGCAGCGTTAGTATCTGCCAAACTAATTGCAAATGTTTGAATTTTTCTTGTTCCTAATGAAATTAACTGTCCAGTTGAATTAACTGAAAAACCAGTTTCTGTGATAGCACCAGTAGTGCTGTTTTCATTTATTACTTTTAAACCACTTTTTGATCGAATGGTACTCGAAAAGGTTGTATTAGCCATATTAATCTCCTTATCTTGGCTTGTCTGCTCACGCAGTTAAGGTTTTTTTTAAAGATATAAAAAAAAAGGCGACTTGTAAAGTCGCCTTTAACAATTGTTCGGTTTATTTAAGCACCTGGTGATCCAAATACACATCTTGGATCAGAAAATCCAAATGAATATCTTTCTCTGGCTTTAAACCTCATATTACCAGTTGTGAAATCATCTTCCATTGATGTTGCAAGAGGTGCTCTTTCAAAATGTACGAAACCTCTTGGTGCATCTGTCTTAATGAAAAACGCATCAGTATCTGTTAAGAAGTGATTTACAACATAACCATCTGGTAACATACCCATATTTCTATGAGCATTTACATCATTGTCTGTTGTACCTGGTCTTAGAGTTGACTCTAATAAACGATCAGCAACAAATTGTAATTGAGGTGGAACAATAACTTTCATGCCACGAAGAGCAATAATCATGTTTCTCTCATCAACAAATGTTGAAATGTCAATTAAAGCGTTCTCTAATGAAGTTTCATTTAGATCAGCAGCTGTACTTGGCTCATTTCTAAATGTACCACCTCCACCTAGTGGGTGATCAGTTGCACAAAGCTCCTTACCATCACCACCAGTGAATGAACTGTCAAACGCATTATTCAATACTGCCGCAGCTTTTACTTGCTTACTGTGAGCCATAGAACGAGCTAATGCTCTTGTATATCTTGCACCTAATCTGTCGTACAAGTTATCTTCCATAGCTTCTTGTGTTAAAGCAAACGCTAATGCAATTGTTTCATGCGTATAACGTGCAGTGTAAACTTCATTTGCTGTGTCAAAATTAACACCAGCACCTTCAGCTTTAGTTGGTGCGTTACCAAAACCTGATAACATCACTTCTTCTTCAAATGCTCTGTCAGAAGATTCTGTGTCAAATATTTCTGCGTGTTCTGCATCATATCTGTCGTATTCCATTCCAAACAATGCGTTTAGACCTGGTTCTAGCTCTTTCGCTAGTTGTGCTCTACTTATCGCCATTATCTAACCTCCTACGCTAAGCCTGCACTCTTCTGACCAAAAATATGATTTTGGATCACAACGTGCACGTTGGTTGCATCTGACGAAACATCAGAATTTTCAGGGTCTTGCGAAATGTCAATACATTTTAAAGGTAAAGTGGCTGTAGTAGCACCATCAGATACGTTTAACTCAGCACCTGAAATACCAGTAGTGGTACTGCCAGCACTTGTATAAACAATATCAAAATTACCAAATAAATCTGCAACTGGAAAAGCTGCATTACATTGAATTTCAAAGATGGCCATAGGGTCATCTATAACGAAAGCAATAATGTCAGAAGCATTAGTGCTTGCAGGATAGAAATTACTAAATTTCTGTTCCTTAGTTGTTGGGTCAGTAAACTGACATCCATTGAATACGCCTACAATAGGTACAGTTCCACCATCTGCGTGAACCTCCACGCCTCCACCTGTGACTTGAGCTACCATGTCACCTTGGAAAATAGCAGTATCATAATTTGCAGCGATCCTATATCGGCTTTGTCCACCAGTGAAAGGCATACCACCTATTCTACCTACAGGACGCATACCAAAAGCGGCATCTTGATTTGCCATAATTGATCTCCTTATTATTCATCATTTAAATTTCGGTTTATCCCAAAAGAAACATTACTGCTTCTTTGAGGTTTTAATTTTGGCATGACAGGATTATTTTCTCTCATCCAATCACGATCTACCGCATCCATTTGAGTTTGCGTCTTATTTTCAAAGTATTGCTTACGTTGTTTAACAATTTCTTCTGGAATTCTAGCAAGCAATAATCCGCCAGTGCCTATAACCCCAGCGTTCTTACCTTCGTCAATAACAGGAGCATCAAAATCAGGATGATCCTCTGCTTTAACAAGTTCATAACCTTCACGTCTTCTTTTGTGAATATTGTTTTTATCGTCATATTCCATGACGGACTCTCTTATCCACCTATGTACATATCCTATAGGTGCTTCGGGAGCATCAAGTGCAGATGGTGGCTTCCAATCATTTACCCGCTCTGTTTTTTCACGAGATTGCGAATCTCGGCTTTTTCTATCTATATCAGCCATCATGTTCTCCTTGACTCTATTTTGGCAACTTCTTTTGCATATCTTTCAAGAGGAATATTCATCTTTTTTGCAAAGGCTACCTGACCTGGTGATAATTCCACCGTCTTTTTCCGCCCTGATTTTACAGCCCGTCCATTGGACGTTGCAGGAGCAACAGCTTGGGCGTTTTGCCGCTTATCCTGAAACTTGTTTGGAAAACTATCTCTCATACGCTTATCTATTTCTGCGTAATATTCATCAGATGTTGGATCAAAACCCTCTGAGCCAACTAATTGTTGATGTAATCCTTGAGCAGCACCTGTCATAACCATGTCTGTTCCAAACCATGTGTTTGACTTCATCCATGTTTGCAACTTTGGATCAAGGTCTTCTACTTTAGGTGCTTGTTGTCTTTGAGGTACTTCTTTTTTCTCTGCTGGCTGTTGAGCATCTTGTTCAGCCCTAGCTTTTTGTATTCTAAGTCTTTCTTTTTCTATAGCTAATTTTGCCATAACATCTTGAGCTTCAGCCATTTTGTCTGAATCACCAGCTTCATATGCTTCTTTAAACAATCTTTTAGCTTGTTCAGTTTGACTATCAACACGAGTGCCGTACTCATTAATATAACCTTTATCTAAATTGTTTAACTTAGCGGTAAGGTTCTCATTTTCCTTTTTTTGTTTTTGTGCATATTCTAAAGCCGCTTGAGCTTCTTCTAACGCTTGTTTTCTTTGAGCTGTTAATTGATTAATTCTTTTTTGAACTTTTTCACTATAATCTTCATGCTCGTCTGATTGCTCTTGAACATTTGTTCGGGTTTCTTCTTTTTCTTGAACAACTGGTATCTCAGATTGAGATGTTTGTTGTTCTGCTTCTTCTACATCTACAGAAACAATTTCGTTTTCTTGCACTGCATTTTGATTTTCTACGTTCATTTTTATTCTCCAATTCTCTTATACATAGGAAATATCACTTGGGTCAAGTATTGTTGCAATAATATTATCATCATTTATCAATCTTACCTCTAAATTATCAACTTTAAAGCGATTTCCAGAGTATCTTCCCATAAGCACCCAACTTTTCTCTTTACACCAAGCACCTGTTGGGAATTTCCCAACATCTGTATAAGCATCTGGTCCTAGTTTTACGACATATGCTGCTACAGTTGCAAAACTTTCACGATCTCGTGTCGCATCAGGTATGAATATACCAGCTTTAGTTTGTGACTTCATGTAGTAAGGTATAACAAGTATTCTGTACCCCACTGGTTGTGGAAGCCTTTCTAAGGCAGAGGGTTCTAATTTGGAAGGGTCTTTAGAATTTGGATTGTCTTCTAATTTAGGAAAACCTTTTTTAATAGCTTCAGGCACTTCCATTGTTGCTGCTTTTTTACGTGCATTAGCAAATCTTTCTGGCACGAATAGTTTTTTAGCCATCTTCTAGCTCTATTCCTTTCATCGTGGCTTTTATTTCTTCTTCAGCGTAAGTCATGCCACGTATTTGACCTACAATGAACCGATAGTCCTCTATGGATTCTACCGTACCATTAGAAAGCGTAATCATAAAATCTTGTTTACGTTCTCTTATGTTCTTTAACAAATGTTCAGCTAGTTTTATTCCGTCCACTTTTTTTCCTTATAGCTTCTTTACCTTTTTTAAAGATGCCTGCAACTTGGGATTTACCCATGACTTTTGCTCTTTGTTCTCCAACGGTGAGGATTTGAATTTTTCTTGCATACGGTTTATTGATTTTTTTAACCTTTGCAACAGTTGCTCTTGCGTCAGATGGAGTTGCGAACTTGATTCTAACTGTGTCTTTAGGATTTTCATCCGTGTATAAACGTCTGCCACTACCTTTTGGTTTTTTACCTGTTCCTACTTTTGGGTCTTTTCTTTTTGCCATTTATAACACTTTTTAAAGTTTTAGCTTGTGAAGCATGTAATTTAGATGCTTTCTTTAAACCCTTAATTACTTTTTTAATTTTTTTTACTGCCATCATTTACCCTTTTTATTTATCATTTGCAACCCTTGTTTACCGAACCTATAACCGAAGCTGCTTCCTATTATTATATACAACATGTTGGCGAACCAATTTGGAGTTGATTCTTCTAAAAATATAAACCCTTCTTTAACAAATGGTTGCGTCCAAGGCAAGAATGAAGCCACAAGTATTGCTCCAAAAATTAAACTCCAAAATTCGTCCTTCCAACTTTCACCCATTTGATTTGTAAGAGCCTGCTCATTAAGAAAACTAGATGTAGCTTCAGTCTCGTAAACTTTCGCTTCGGCTCTAGCTTTAGCTACTTTTACTTCTGTTTCTGCTTTCGCTTTATCAACACGTCCTTGTAACCATGTTCCAGCAAGACTACTTATAGGACCTATAATACTACCTAACATTTCCATCTTCTCCTTGCTTGTCGTAAACGACTATTTGGATTTGCAGCAGCTTTCGGAAACTTTTTCATTTGTCCTGCACTTCTTGCACAAAATGATTTACGTCTTTTAGCGGCTTTACTACCTGGTTTTACTTTTCCTGTTACGGCAGTTTTTAACTTACTGCCAGGATTATCTCTTCTATATCTAGCAACTCCCGCTTTCGTCATGCCAGCACCAGATTTAGTAGAACGAAAATATTTTTTGGTTTTTGGTGGTTGTTTATCTCTTTTTCGTGCCACTTTTTTTTCTCCTAGCCGCTTCTACTCTTCTTGGCTTACCTGCTGGTTGACCTAATCTTTTCTTTTGAGCAATTCTTTTCGCTTTTTCAGAGCTAGACATCTCTCCCGCAGTTTTTGGGGTTTTAGCAGATACCCTCTTTGAGGGGCGACAATATGGAGTACCCCGTTTCTCACCTTTGCGTCTCCCACAAGCCTTCCCCGTGCGGACATCTTTCCAATCCTCCTTAAACCATCTCTTTAACGCTAAACCAGCTTTTGTTTTGCGTACAGCCATTAAAAAGTCCTAGTACGTTTTCGCCTTGAATTTTCAACTTGACCACAACCTCTAGCAATAAATCCACCTTTAGCCATTTTAACAACACCACCAGTAGCTTTCTTTTTTGCCTTTTTAGAAGATTTACCATAGTTGGCTGCACCAACTTTCCTACATTTAGCAATCGCTCCTGAAGCATATGCTGATGGAAAAACCCTATATCTAGCTTTTACTTTATGATAACAAGCGTCTTTTGGCATAACTACCCCTTTATTGTTTTAGTAATCCATAAAAATATTGCATATACAACTAAACCATATACTGTTGCAATTCCAATATCAACTAAATGTTCACGCATATGATATATAAACTGAATACCAGCTTCGACATCACTGCCACCACCTTCGTTAAAATTAACTGTTTTAGTTAAATTTTCTACATCACTTATTGTTTGTTCCATCATTTTTTCTTACTCTTTTTTCGGAACTGATTTAGGAACGCAATAAGCCTTAACCCAAATTTTGCTATCCCCTGCGAGGGAAGGGTCATAGTTTTGCGATCTAATTTTCTGTGCAATTCTAAGACACGCATCCAAATCACTGAAGTAGACACTTTCTTGCACTGTTCCTGATAAAAATACAACTAA